TTTGATTAGATATAAAAGAGGTAATTTTGCTGCCGGTTGGATGCCTATTATGTGTCCTCATTGTCACACGAGAATGGATGTTCCTTATACCGGATTGGAGATTTAGATATGAAAATTCTTGAAAGTGTAAGACTTGCAATGCAAATCTTTCCGAATAGTTTTATAAACCACAACAATGAGATTATCCTTATCCCGAAATTCAACGTCTACACTCTACTCGATGATGTAGAGACCGACGAGGATTTCAAGGTAAAACTCTGTGAGTGGTTAAGCCGTGATTGCTGTTGTGCTTTGAGATATTCCCATCAAAAGAGATTGAACAGATACTATCAAGAAAACACAGATAGATTCAACCGAATTTGCGGAACTAACTTTACGGTTGAGCAGATGGATTTCATTTATACATATTTAGGAAATGGTGTTAAGCACGAACTTGCAAAACAGTTTGTGAGCGGCGGTTTTGACCTTGCTATTATCGAAAGATACTTACAGGAGAGGGAGAAAAAGTGAATGAAGGCAGTTTTAATATCAATCAATCCACAGTGGTGTGATTTGATTGCTTCTCTCAAAAAGACAATAGAAGTAAGAAAAACAAAACCAAATCTTAAAACACCATTTAAGGTATATATTTACTGCACACAAGACAAATATGTTGAGTTTGTAAATCACAATAACTGGCGTGGAAATGGGAAAGTTATTGGCGAGTTTATTTGTAAAAGTACATCTATTTTCCGTCCGAAATCTCTTACTTGTGAGAGTCCCATTAAAAAAGCATCTTGTTTAACAGTGCAAGGGTTGATTGATTATGCTGGAAGCAAAGAACATATTTTTGGATGGCATATTTCTGACCTTAAAATTTACGATAAACCAAAAGAATTAAGCGAGTTTAATTTTCCACATTATCGTGAATGCAATATTGAGTGCAGAAAATGCAAATTCTCAATTCCGGCGAAAACAATTCTTGGAGTTGAATATGACTGTGATAGAAGTGTTAAAAGACCGCCACAGAGTTGGTGCTATGTAGAAAGTGTAGGTGTTTAAATGAGAGAACCTTATGATGGAAAAGTAAACCCTCGTTTGGTTTATGAAAGATTTAAGAACTGCGTTTTCTATTGTGTCTCTAATGGTAAAGGTAATCAATCAGTTGTAGAACCTTGTGTTTTGAAGTTTTCCTATAATTTATTGATGATTAAAACATTCGATAAAAATTGGAAGTTAGGCGATACTTCTCGTTGTTTCGATTGGGAGAATATGTTTCTCAATTATGATGAGGCAAAGAAACTCGCAAAAGAAAGAAACGATAGGATTTCTTCTTTTAGGCATAGACCGTATTTATCTCACCAAATATTAAAAGAGCATTTTGATGAATTAAAAAGAGCAGAAACACTAATAAACAAGATGCTATTAGGTTTTGAAAATTATGGTGGTATTGACTTCTGTGATGTGAATGCCGGAGGAATTCAAGTAAGAATCCATCATAATAGTATTTCTGGATATACATATGGTCAGCAAAAGACAATTCTTTATGACTTTTCAAATATTGATGAGATACCTTTTGAGGTAGTAAGAGAATTTGTCAGAATTGATGTTCCAGAAGCAATCCAAAGAGAAAAGAAGTTTATTGCGGATGGAGAAAAGTACGGCTGGGATTAGGTGGAAGAATGTTAGAAGTAATTTACAGAATCTATGAGGTTGCTGATGAGGAAACAGCCAAGGCAAATTTAGAAAAAGATATGGGATTTGGCTTGTTCTCATCAACAAGCAAAATGCAGAATATAGAACTCGTTATGGATTGTATTATTTGCGATGATAGAGACCATTTCAAAAATCTTATTAGAGACCAATATGGTGAAAACATTGCCTTCAGGTATAGTAAGAAACTTCAAGCCGGAGACCTCTACTGCATCATCATTGGTGAACATTGCTACAATACAGAGCGTTACTTCAACAAGATTACATTTACTTGCGATTGCTGCGGAGCAACAGTAGAAACATACTACGGTAGACCGATATATTTTGCCGACTATGAGGTTAGGCACAATTTCTATGGCATCCAAGAATATGCCGAAAAGCGGTTCTGCTCCAACAAGTGCAAACAAGTCTATGAGGATAGAGAACGTAGCAAATTAAGACCGGCTGATGACCAAGAGTTCTATATCAGCAGAGATATGTTTACAGAGAAAGTTTCTGGTTACATATACAAGATTACGAAGAAGTCAACCGGTGAGTTCTATGTCGGACAGACAATGTATGCTCCTGTTTTCCGATGGGGTCAGCATTTAAAGACAGACCGTTTCCCTATTGAGGGAATTGTTGATTATCAATTTGAAGTCATTGAGATTGTTCCGCAATCAGAGAACATTCTTGAAAGAGAAAAGTACCATATTCAAAGGTGCTATAAAGAAAACCCAGAGAAGTCGCTGAACATTATGTGTACGGCAAATCTTGAAACTGAAGGAGAGAATGTATGAGCGAATTTGTAAAGCCAAAGACCGTGTTTGTTTCAGATGCGGAGTATATTCAAAGTCTTGTCAATGCGAATTTGAAGAAAGATTTGCACGACAATGAAGAAATCTGCCAGCACTGCCACGGCACAGGTATGGAGATTGTCAATAACCCTTATGGTTTAAGCGATGACCCAGACAAAACCAAGGGTCACTTCCCTTATCAGCATCAATCAATTTCTTTCTGCCAGCATTGCTATAACGGCATTGTTCGTCGTTGTCCTCTGTGCGGCAATTTGATTAAGAGAGGTTGGCTTGTCTGCGATTGTGAAGCACAGCAAGAGATTAAGAGACAAGAGGAAGCAAAGAAATTAAAAGAAGCATTGGAGAATGCTCCTATTGCACCAAAAGAAATTGCCGATGCTATGGAGTGTTTCTTCTCCGAAAGTTTCAGCCGAAATGAAGGCTACTTCTTTGATTGGGATGAATTCTTTGAGGACTGGTTTGAGAACCACGAACCCGATGATGTTAAACCTGTGTATGTCTGGATTACCGAGCCAGTTGAAATGAGTGTCGATGTTCAGAATATTATTGAGAATGCAACTGACGATTTGTATGAGGATGCATCGGAAGATATTACGAGCGAAGCAAGAAAAGAATTGCAGGACTTCGTTGATGGTTGGTGTAAACGCTGCGGTGTTGGCACTACATATTACGAAAGTCATAAATACAAGGTAAGAATCCCTTGGGAAGATTATAAGGCTTAAAAAGGCTATTTATGATAATAAAACTACGATTTTATTTATTTGGAGACGCCTATGTTTAAAGATATGAAGAAGATAGAAAAGTGCGACATTGAGAAATATGTTACACTACCAGTTTATGTAAAGGGATATTGCTGGAACAGAACCTTTGACGGTTGGACTGTTATTTATCGTCGTGAGGATGGAAGCCTTGCTTTTGACTATCGTGGAGCAACCTATTCAGTCGAAGGTTTTCTTCCAAGCAAATTTACAATGTCTTGCAGTTCAACCTACAACAATGCTTTCTATGAATGGAGGATTGATTATGTCAGTAATGAGAAGTAAAGACGGCAACAATCTTGTCGTTGATTGTAAATGCGGTTGCGATAACGGTATAAGAATTCGAGTTGATAAAGAAGATGAGGGTATGTACTTCTTCTTATCATATACGAGCGGGAACTTTTACAGTGAGCAAGGTGACAAACTTTGGGGCGTTATCTACCGCAAGTTGAAGAAGATTTGGTCTATCATTAGGAACAAGGACTACCACTATTCTGATATTTGTATGACCAAGGATGAATTCAAAGAATTTCAGGCATATATCGCCAGCATTGAGTAGGTGATAATATGAGTTGTTATAAGAGTGGTGGATGCGGAGTTTATGAAATGAACTCCTGCTCGGAGTGTCCGGCAAGTAGACCAGAATATTTAGAAAGGCAGAATAAAACAGATATGTCAGAAAGCAAAAATGTTTCTACAACAAGTGAAGATGCAAAGATTTTAGGATTGTTTGAGGTAATCAAAGCCAATACATATAAGTGCGGTATTTGTGGAGAAATTATTTTTCCGAAAATCATAACCGCAGGAGACGGCAAATTTGATGTTATTGTCAACTCCACTTCAATTCACGGTGGGATAGGCAATGAAGTTGTTCACGATAAGGTGTGTCCTAACTGTGTGAACAACATCTCTGTTATTGGATAATGGCAAATAGATTTGAAAGAGCCAAACGATATACAGAAAAATATAAAAGCATTTTAAAGCCTTGCAAATACTGTGGCAGTACAGACATACATATTACTTCCGACAGAACTATCTTCAATCCAAAAGATGTTTGGAGTGTTGGTTGCGCTGATTGTGGAGATTGCGTGTATGGGAAACCAACAGTAAAGGAGGCTGTTGAAAGGTGGAACGAAAGATATGGAGAATGAGGACGGTGTAGTTCTCGCCGGTGACATTGACGATTGTTCAAAATGTCCTTTATATGAGAGTGAGTGTCCGGGTGGATGGACTTCTGATGGTGCTGGAAATCCTATTGAACCACCTTGTACTTCTTGGAATGAGGATGACGAGATTTGGGACGGTATGCTTGAAAGCCAGCGTATTGATTGGGAAGAATCAGAAGAACGTCAGAGAAAATATGAGAGAAGTATGAAAGCCAAACGAGCCGCAGCAACCAGAAAGAAATACGCTCACTTGGATGGTAAATATGCCAAGTTCAAAGAATGGCTTCCGAAGTCACGATGGAACTTGATTATTACATCCCGTAGATTAAATCAAGTATATATGAGAACAATAGGCAAGCGTTCTGCAAACTATTGTTTTAATCTTGAAACAGAAAGATTCTGTGTCATAAGAGGCAGAGTTAGCCTTGCCGACTGAAATGTAATAAACCAATTTGAGAATGATTTCAAAGAGATGTTTTATGGTAAGAGACCGGAAGATAGAGATTTTGTGAAAGAGAGGAAAGAAGAAGTCGATAAGATTTTCAAGGAATGCTTCGGCTTTGACAGAAACAAGATATGAGACACGAAATGACATATCATACTTGCGACAGATGCGGTAACAAGTTGAGAAAGAGAAATTTCTTTGACCAGATTTTCAGATTTGTGAGATGCTACAACTTGCAATATAGAGATATTATTCGTGAAGAACAAGCGGTACATAAAGTAACAGATGATGGGAAAGAAGAAATTGAAATCTTCGTATCAGATGGTATTAGACAATCTGGAATTGAATTGTGTCCTAAATGTGCAAGGGCATTTAGAAGATTTATGAGATATAAGTAGGAGTTGCATATGATTATAAAAACAAACAGAATTATTGAACTGGTTTCACTTCTCAATAAGTATCGTGATGCTTACTATAATAATAATGAAAGTTTGGTAAGCGATAAAGAATATGATATGCTTTTTGATGAGTTGGTGAAACTTGAACAAGAGCAGGGCTTAATCCTTGCGAACTCTCCGACACAAACAGTCGGATATGAAGTTGTAAGCCAACTGAAAAAGGTAACGCACAACCACCCGCTGTTGTCATTGGGTAAAACCACAGAGATTCAGGAGTTCTACGATTACTTCAAGGGATTACCTATGTTGCTTATGGCGAAAATGGACGGACTTACTTGCTCTCTGCTTTACAGAGATGGCAAGTTGGTAAGAGCCGAGAGCCGTGGTGATGGTGAGACCGGTGAAGATATTACCCACAATGCAAAGGTGATTGTAAATCTTCCTTTGGAGATTCCTTTCAAGGGTGAAATGATTATTGATGGTGAGTGTATCATTACCCGCCACGACTTTGAGAGAATCAATAAACCTTTGGTTGAAAAAGCAGAAAAGGAAGCAACAGCAGCGGGATTGACCGGCAAGGACTTTAAGGAATATGTGAGAAAGCATTCTTATGCAAATCCTCGTAACCTTGTTAGTGGTTCGGTTCGTCAGTTGGATAGTGGAGTTGCTGCAAAGAGAAACATCCGCTTTATTGGCTGGAAGTTGCACAGTATGAAAAATCCCGATGGTACACCATATGGAGTAAAGGAACATACTGAAGGACTTATCCACCTTGAAAAGTGCGGATTTGAAGTTGTTTCAAATATCACGATGATTGACAATAGCGTTGCCGATTATGAGAATGCTATTGAGTCCATCAAGAATGATTGTGAAAAACTCAACTATCCGATTGATGGTATGGTTGGTATGTTCGACGATATTGAATATGGTAACAACCTCGGCAGAACCGGTCATCACCCAAGACATTCTCTTGCATTCAAGTTCTATCAAGAAGATGTAGAAACCACATTGAGAGACATTGAATGGTCTCCCAGCCGAACAGGTCTTATCAATCCTGTTGCTATCTTCGATGCTATTGAGATTGACGGAACTACCGTTTCTCGTGCCACCCTGAACAATGTGAGCATTATTGAGGAACTGAAACTCGGAATTGGAGATACCATCGGAGTTATCAAGGCTAATCAGATTATCCCGAATGTCACAAAGAATTTGACAGAGAGCAATACATATCAAATTCCAAAGACCTGCCCTTGCTGTGGTTCACCCACAATCATCAAGGCAGACAACGAGAGAAAGATGCTTTATTGCAGCAATGCTCATTGTCCTGCTGTTATGCACGACAGAATTGCAAACTTCGCAACAAGAGATGCTATCAATATTGTCGGAGTATCTGAAAAGAGATTAAACATTCTGATGGAATTGGGATTTGTGACCGACTTCGAGAGCCTTTACAAATTAAAGGAACATAGAGCAGAACTTATTGACCTTCGTGGTTTTGGTGAATCCAGCACGGATGCACTTCTGAAAGCCATTGAGGAAAGCAAAAACTGTAAGTTGCAGAATGTACTTGTTGCAATCGGTATGCCCGGAATTGGCAAGTCGGCTGCAAAGACCATCGCAAACTACTGTTCCAAGAATACAAATGGCAATGTGTTTGATACA